CGCATGGAATTGTGGATGCCCTGTAACTCGATGTAGGAGTCTGCGTCGATATCATTCAGGATGTTGAGGGCGTTCTCGATGGATTTGGATGCTTCGCCAGACTCGCCGCCGAGAACGGTGGTGGGCTTATAGGCTTCGGCTGCGGTCGCTGAAGAACCCCCTCCACCGCTGATGGATGCGCCTATTGTCCCAAGAAGTGACCCCATGGCCCCTATCATGGCCGCCATGTTTGCCCATTGAACGGGCCACGGCGCTGATGCTGAGCTTGCTACCGCTGCAACCGCATTTACCACGGCAAGGGTTTTTTGGACAATGATTAAAGCCTCTGCTGCGGCTGAAAACCCTTCGGCTTCCTTGCTTCCTTCCCTGTAAAGGCTGCTGATGCCTTGAAGGGCTTCAGCCATGCTGCCGAGCATCTGCATGTAGGGTTCGGTTTTGGCCGAGAAAGCATCAGCTCGAGCCTTAGCAGCCTTCTGAGCGGCCAAGGCGTTGGCGGCTATTCTGTCTTTCTCTTCCGTGTATAAAACTAAATTGGCCTTGCGTTCGGCTTCGATAGCGGCAAGCTTCTTCTCTAAAGCCGCGTCTTCCATGCCGGATATCTGGCTGTAGTAATCAGCTACAGTATTGGCGTTGTATAGGGCTCTCTTGGCTTCACGCAGGGCATTTGTCCGGTTGAGGTCTTCCTGGGACCTTAAACCTTTGGTCACGAGGGCCTGTGCGTCTTTGATGAGATTGCTTTGCCGGATATATTCTTTACGTGCGCCTAACACAGGGTCAAGGCTCATGGCAAGGCTGTCGTAAGCGTCTTTCAGACGTTCGGTATCCGTTTTATCTTTCAGTGTGGCGGCTGTTTCATCGTTAACGCCGTCTACTGCGAGCTTGCGCTGTCTGGCAGTTTCCTTGATGGCTTCTACTTGGTCCTTCAGCTTTAACTGCTGCTCGGCCAACGCTATAAGTTGTGCCCGTTGCGCGGGAGACAATTTTTCATCCATGTCACGGACATATTTTTCATACTCAAGCCGGTTCTTTTCCAGCTCCAGTCGAAATTCGCCGAGGCCGGATGTCTCAGCTTGTAGGCGGGCGATATTGTCTTTAACGCTGTCGATAGCCTTTTTGAACTGGTCGGCGAGTTGTTTGGCTCCATCGGCGGCTTTATCATCGCCACCCATGTTCGGTTTTACTTTGGGAACAGCAATGGTTTTTTGGGCTTTTTTCTGTGCCGCTTGTTGCGCTCTATAGGCATCAGTTGCCTCTGCAAGCTGTTCTGCCTTGAATCGTGCTTTGAGTGCTTTTTCTTCAGCGTATTCCTGTTTAATCCTCTTGATATTTTCTTGGAAAACTTTGACCTGGGTTGCTGTGTCCCCCTCTTCGCTGCTTCCAAGCTTCGCGTACTCCCACCCTATTTTCATTTTTTCAACAAGCCAGTCCCAAGCGTCCATAATGCCGTAAACCATGTAGATTCCGGCCTTACGGACAATCTCAAATTCATTAGAAAGCCATGTCCCAATCGAAAACCCGACAATAGCAGCTATGAACACTTTCCAGGTTACGCCCATAGAAAGCGTTGCTATATTGACTCTCCGGGCCATGATTTCCCATTGCAAGGCGAACCAAGCTGCCGCATCTCCAGCTATAATCATCTTCGCTACAGTGACGGCTGCGAAGGTAGCCATTAACCCGATCGTGGTTTTGATGGCAAAAGATATGGTGTTGTAAACGGTGTTAACGGCGCTCACTATTTCTTCAGAATTGGCTTTCATCCATGCAACTGCCGTTCTTCCGCCTTCCGTGAGGTCTTTGTAGACATCCTTAAAAACACCCCTTTGAATGATCCCCCATGTCGTTTCCAGCGAAGATTTAACCGATTCCCATGTTTGGCTTATATCGCCGGTCGCAGCGGTGATGCCGACCAGGTACGGGGCAAGACGTTGGAGCGTATCTCCATGCTGTTGCCCGAGTTTGACGACCTCAGCTAAGCCCCCCTTGTAAATCCCTTCCTGCTTGATTATGCCGTCAATCATCAACGCTACCCTGTCGGTCTGTTTTATTCTCCCCGACATAAGGGCATCCATCTCCTGGGCCGCCTGCATTTCTTTGTTCTGGCCTGTGGTCAAGAGGGCTATGCTGTTGGTAATGGCCGTGAATGCTTCCGCCTGTTTTGCATTATTCGTATCGAGGATGACGCCGTGCGTTGTCATGGCCCGGTTCATTAGCTGAATCTGTTCGTAATTGGCGAAGGAGTTAGCGTCTATCTCCATTAGTTTTACGTTCAACTGCCCAGCGTATTTGACATTCTCCTTGTAGTTTTCAACAATATTTCCGGTTGTCCCCTGCATAGAAGTGATCATGGCGGCAACTGCGATTGTGTTAATTTTGAGATCATCAATCGCTTTGACCCCACCCATGATTAAGCCGCTTACTGCGTGAATAGCCGTTAATCCGACATAATAGGCCGCGTACCATCGAAGCACGGTTCGGGTGAGGTTCGCCATGGATGATTCGTGCTTTGCATTTGAATTAACTGCTACATTTGTTAATTCTTTTTGCAGCGCCACCAACTTGGCGTTTGCGGCGCTTCTTATCCGTAGAACTTCGGCAGAGTCGGATGCGGCTAAAGCAATCCTATTTTTAGATGCAGTAACCACTGCGGCCATCTCCTCTGCTATCGCAGATTTTGACCTGATGCCCAAGGTAGTCCATTGCCCAGCTATGGCGTTGGTCGTATCTTTTGATATCTGCTGAATGCGCCTGTGGGTTGCAGATACACTATCGGTTGTTTTTTTTAGGCTCGCATCGATCGATGTGAGCGTGCTTTGCATTCCCGCGAATGCACCCTCGAATGATCTTCCCAGCTTCGTAGCCTGAGCGTTAAGCTCCTCGAAGCCCTTGGTTACATTGGCAATTTGGACGTTGCCTTTGTCGTCTACAATCAGGTCAATCTTTAGACTTGGCACTCTCTTCCGCCTCGTGTTTAATTGTCATGTACTCGTCGTTGAGAATGCGGACCTTGCCCTTGCACACCATTTGGTTCTTGATACCCCGCATGTCCATTTCCTGTTTCACCGCAAGCATATTGATATCAATCACCCCGCCAAATCCGGCTATAACCTGCGTTCTACATTCATTCCATACGTTGATCGCGTCCCGGTTTCCCTCCATGGCAACCGGCCTGCACTCATGGCATGGAGGGCCGTCCTCTTCATCGGCATGTAACTTTCGGCAAGCCTCGCAAGACGGTGCTTCCTCTACGATCCATCTTGCGAAGGCTCGAAGTTTTTTACTTCTTCCTCTGCCTCAATACCTGCCTGCTTCGTTAGTTCCTTGATCCCCTCATTGACGAACTTACTGAAGGGGATCACGCCCATCATTTTGACCTTCATGTTGGCGTTGCAGGGGATGACGTCGCCCTTGACATCGGTGAGATCCCAGTCGACGATGCAGTGCTCGTTGAGCAACCTGGCGAATTTGTTGTCGTCAAACTCAGTGTCCTTAACGATCTGCATCGCGCCCATGCGTTTATTGTCCGCCAGGGTCTTTGTTACTTTTGTACATTCCTTCCGAAACTCCTCGATCTTCTCGGGAGAACAGAGGCGGAGACAAACCCGCTTTCCAGGCTTGTCCCCAAACCACACTTCCGGGTACAGATTGTCTACGTCTATTTCAAAATCAAAACCCATAAAACCTCCTTATACCGCTGCTTCTACCATGTCGCCGCTGACTACGGCTGTGAAGGATATCTTCGCCAAGTCCTTATGCGCCGAACTGATATCGAAGCCGGTGACGTTGACGTAACCGGGCTGCGTCAAGTTCCCCGTGGTGCTCAATGGCGAATGATAGCCGGTTGTCCTACACGGTTCGAGCGCCAGCGAACTGGCTATGCGTAGCGCCATGCTGGTAATCTGTGTGCCGTTTACCTGTGCCCTTTTCAACTTCTCCTGTTCGGCGTTGGCGATCTTGGCGAGGCCGTCAAAGGTGATAGACCCTCTTTTCCTGATTCCGAGGATGATCTTCTCTGAGGTATCCAAAAACTCAGTATCATCCAGTTCATCCGATGCACCTGGACTGTACTTCCAGTTGCCGATTCCTGCCACTACTACGCCGAATACCTCAAAGGCGCACTCACTTCCCTTAATCGTGGTTCCTGACATTGTTAACCCTCCCTGTATCTTGAGCTATCCGGGCAAAGAAAAAGGGCGGTATGCTGATGTGCTGGCACCAGCATGCCGCCCTTCGTTCTGTCTTTATCGCCCCTATTGGAGTGGCCGCTCCGCCAGGGGAACCCGGTTTGTGAATCCTATGCCATCGTTAAAAACCTTTTGTTCAAAGCCTTGTAGACTGCTCGAAATTCCCTGTTGATTACAATTTCAGCAATATGGCCTATCTCAATGGAGGTATCTGCCCACACCCGATAACCCTTTTGCCTGAGCCTCCAGAAAAACTGTATGTCCTCGCCCATGTTGCCGCCTGACGGTGTTTTGGCGTCCAGCGTGAACCACGGATCATGCAGCTCAAGGACTGCCTTCAGGGACACGATAAAGCAACCGGACCCGCCCGCGTCAACTTCTATTAGTTCGCCGGAATACTTTTCCTTGTCATCGATTGAGAAATAACTATCAGGATCTTTCCCCCTGACAAGAATCAAGTCGAAAGGATCGTACCGTCTGTGAACAGGAGCTATGACAACATCCTTACCCCGCGCCGCCCATACAACGAGCTTCACGAAAGTATCTTCATCAAGTATTTGGTCCGTGTCGGTCATGATTATATGACTCATCCCGTCGATGAGTGCCTGTCTGATCAGATCGTTTCGGTTGTGGGCTATGTCCCTCGCGAATTCGCCTATTGGAACAGTGGGCTCGTACTCTTTGATTGGAGGAGCCCCCTCGTATCTCAAGTAGGTGTAAATCGCCTGCCGATAGGATGAATTGAACCGTCTATTTGCCTGCGTGCCGGTCAAGGGCATCCCTATTGCGATCCTAAACCCCCTGCGCTCGATCTTGCGCCGATGGTATGTTTTCCAGTCGGCTTCATAGTTGCCGTTGTCGTATGCCTTCTGATATCCTGCATCCCATGGGTTCTTTTCCTTGTCGTTGATGTAATGATCGTGGAGGATATGGCAGTCTTCCGCAAATGCCCATCGTCCCATCTCAACGGCTATGTCCTGAAGCTCATCGTCACCAAAGCAGTGGTGATATTCTGTCGAAAAGAAGGCACCGCCCGGTATATGCTCAAGCATTTTCTTGTGGGCCATCCAGTGAGCGCGGGGGTTATTGCCGCCAGCTTCCGGCCGGTCGTCCTGAGTGTTGAGGCCGACAACGCCCCAATGGTCAGGCAGGGTGTTCATGGCTTCCATGGCCGCATCGAGAAAGCCCGGTTGCGGGATGGTGTCGTCACCAAGGAACATTACAAGATCACCATGGGCATTGGCTGTGAGCCTTTCAACCATCTTGGGACATCCGATGCCGTTCTCGTCCTGCTCTACGATGATTTCATGATCAACTGCTCCGGCGTATTCTTTGATCGCCCAAATACACGTAGCCGCCTTCTCTGGTCTGATGACAGGAATGATGATGGAGATCATTCAGCCACCTT